GGCAAGTTATACAAGCATAACTGTGACACCAGCACCGGATGGGACAGTTGCGTCCGCCACAGATACTATTACGATCAAGGGTTCTTACTTGCGTAATGGTACTACAGAGCATAGTTACAGCGTAATTCGGTATCATGGTGGTCTTGAAGCTGGACAATACTTTACGTTTCTTGGTCAAGTTATGAACTCATTTAACCTTACGGCACAAGCAAGTAGTATTCTAACAGGCAGCTTTGATTTCATTGGTAAAAATGCAACATTGGCGCAATCCTCAGCATCCGCAGCTGCAGCATCTGCAGCTGGCACAAATGATGTTCTGAATGCAGTTAGTAACGTTGCTGAAATTCGTGAGGGTGGAAGTGATGTTGCGAGCTGTCTCGTGCAGGGGCTCGATTTTACAGTTGCCAATAATGTCCGTGGGCTGCAGTCCATTGGCGAGCTAGGTAATTGCGATGTTGGCGTAGGTAAGTGCGATGTGACAGGTACATTGACTGCTTATTTTAAAGACGATAGCTTGTATGATAAGTACCTCGCTGGTACAGCAAGCTCTCTTTCCTATAAAGTAGAGGATTCTTCAGGTAATGCCTATATCATTGATATGCCACAGATCGAATTTGAGTCAGATGGTGTCAATGCTGGTGGGCTGGATCAAGATGTGATGGAAACCCTTGGATTCCGTGCGATTAGATATGCGACTTACGATTACACAATTCAGATCAGTAAATTCGCTTCGTAAAAGGTCTTTGCTGAATGGGGTTGTGTGAATGTTCCATCTCTCAGTTAATGTGCCCCGTATTAATATGAGCCTTTACGTTGCATTTGTGCAGCCCCATTTTAATAAGATTTATGTGAGGTAATATTATGGAAAAAGTAATCATCGAACAATTTAACCCTGTCAATGGTTATTGGAATAAGATTCGTGAGATAGATAAGGAGCTGTTTTATCCAGGCATGATTGGCGAGGTTGATAAATATGGAGGTCCATCAAGAGTACGTATTGTTGGAGAACCAGATCCTGTTGAACCGAAGGTTGTTGAAAAGCCAGAGAAGAAATATTTTTCTAAGAAAAGTAGGATTTTGGCAAAGAAGAGCGTTTTACAAACATTTGACGATGATGATGGTGCTGTTGACTAATTAAAACTCAAAACGGGGAAGAGTAAAATGGCTGATTTAAAGAAGTTGTTTGGAACGGATGAGGCTAAGGAAAAAGATGGCGTGGTCCATGATCTTGGCGATGGTCTAAAAATGCGGATTGCCCGTATTGGAAACCCGAATTATCAGAAGCGATTTCAGGCGATTAGTAAACCACATAAGCGTGCACTACGACGTGGTTCGTTGTCTGATGAGGTTGCGGAAAAGCTTCTGATTCAGTGCCTTGCTGAGACAATCGTTTTAGGTTGGGAAGGGGTTGAAGAGAAAGGAGAGGAAATTCCTTATTCTAAGGAAAACGCAATTCGTATTCTGACAGCATACCCAGAGCTTCGTAGATATATTGAAGATATCGCGAATGAAATGGAAGGGTACAAAGCCGATGAGGATGAGGAGGCTATCGATAACATAAAAAAGTGATAGTATGGAGTTTGAAAGCGTCTGAGAAAATGCCTGGTGGGAGTCAGACCAAGTTAGAATGGGTCCAGAAACTTGAAGAGGATGGTCATAATGTAGCAGGAATGTTGCCAGAAGAACCGGAACTTTTTCAAGATCTGCACATATATTGGAACGCTTTTCATATTTTGACTTCATCTCGTAACTCAGGAATGAGCATTGGGGCTATACCGCTCCAAGCCTACGAAAGTTACTTTAAAATATTTGGCATCGATTCTCTCGAAGAGCAGCTTGAGTATCTTAAATTTGTAGGCGCTTTGGATGATGAATATCTGAGGTACAACGGTGAAGAAAATGCGAAAAAGCAGGGAACAACGAGTAAAAAACAACAAAAAAAGGGTCGTAAGGCATTGTAAAGGCTTTACGGCCTTTTTTGGTTTTCAATCATGGAATTAGCAAATGTAGTCATAAAATTTGGTGCTGAAGGTGAGAAAGATCTTGTCTCTGCTATTAAATTGATAGGGACTAATACCAAAAATACATCTGATGCATTAACTACGATGAATACGATTTTGAAGGCCATGAGTTCAAAGGGCATTGAGGGCGTAAAAAAACAATTAAAGGAAACAGGCAGTGCAGCAACCGAGGCACAGCACAAGTTCGCAGATTGGAATGATGCAATGTCGAAGTATGCCCTTGAGCTGGGTAGAGCTACCACAGTATCACAAAAATATCGCGACGCACTCCTTAAATTGGGAAAGCAGTATGGTGTATCTGATCAAGAGCTTCAACGTTGGTTACCAAACATAAAGAAAGCTGAAGAATATATTCGTAAGAAATCTGTTGCGTTGGATGCTGCCGGTAGAGATGGTAAGAAATACTACGATTCTATGGATAGAGTCGTAGTTATGGAAAAGATGGCGCAAGATAGTTTTAAGAATACATCAATAGCACTGCGTCAGGTTACGAAAGCTACTGAAAAAGCCTCTAGTCAGTTTTCGACATATCGTAAAATACGTGCTGACACGAGTTCTGAAAACGCAATATTCTTAAAGTCAGTTCAGAAAATTGGTAATACCTACGGGTATTTGAATAAAACGATGGACCGTTTCATTCCAGATCTTAAGAAAGCGGAAGAATACATTCGTAAGAAATCCGTAGCGATGAATGCTGCTGGCAGAAATGGTCAAGCTTATTACGAGAAAATGAGCCGTGTCGCTGTAATGGAACGGATGCTTAATGGTAGGTTAGGCGCATCTAGTAAGGCGTTTAAACAGCTAAAGCAAACTGTTGAATCTACAACAACAGCAATGAAGAAGAACGCAGCTGCTACAGCTACTGACGCAAAAGGAATTAGAAATCTCATTCCGCACGTCGCTGCTGTTACACTCTCTTATATGGCGATGCGTAGGGCTGTGAATGCACTTAAGGAAGCATTTGCTGCTGGTGTTGATTATGAACAACAGATGGCGCATGTTGGTGCTATCGCAAGAGCAACTGCAGAAGAATTTGATCTATTAAGTGATGCAGCTAGAAATGCTGGCGAAACTACTGTCTGGACTGCAACTGAAGCAGCGACAGCGCTTCGTTATCTTAGCATGGCGGGTTTTAGTGCTGCAGAGTCTGTAGAATCGCTTGCAGGCGTCCTGAACCTTGCGTTGATAGGTGAAATGGATCTAGGTAGGGCTACTGATATAGCAACAGATACTTTACGTGCATTCGGCTTAGAAGCGTCCGAGCTGGATAAAGTCGTTGATGTAATGGTAGGCACGATTACAAGAAGTAATACAAATATTGAAAAGATGGGCCAGGCTTTGAAATATGTTGCACCTGTTGCTGCAAAATTAGGATACACCGTCGAAGACGTTTCCGCAATGATAGGCGTCCTGTCACAATCTGGTATTAAATCAGGTATTGCTGGTCGTGCTCTTAGGATGTCTTTTCTTAGATCGGGCAATGCCGCCAAGATACTTGGTATGGAAACCGGAAATTTGATTGATGTTCTTAGAGAATTGAATGCCAGAGATTTAGCACCGGAAGAATTGACATCAACGTTAAAGGATTTGTTTGGAATAAGATCAACACCTGCACTATTAACTTTGATGCAAGGTATGGAGCAACTTGAAAACTTTACAGAAACTTTAAGGAATGCAGAAGGAGAAACGAAAAAATATGTTGATCGCCTAGATACTGTAAAGGTTGCATGGGAAAAACTGAAATCGGTAATGACAGATGTAGCAATTGAAGTATTTACTGATAAGGCAAAAGATTTAAAAACTGTTTTAAAAGATCTGACACAACTTATAAAAGATAATAAAGGGGAATTAAAAGGATTTGCTGACACTATGGCTGATTTTAGTACATTTGTTGCTGGCCCTACATTTAAAATGGTTGTTCAATTCATGAAGAATTTAGCAGCACCTTTTGTGTGGTTAAATAATGCAGGGAATATACTTAATTCAGTATATAATAAATTAGGTGATTCTATAGCACGTCAGTTTACAAATGAGAGAGCATTAAAAAAAGCAGCAGAAGAAGCCAATGCGGTTCTTTCGGAACAGCTCGCTACGTTAGCAGAGATGGCTGAGATGGAGGACGAGTTCGACGGAATAGCGGAAGCTGTTGGTAATATAGCTCATGAAATCAGGATGTGGGGAGATGCACAAAGCAAACTTAGGGGAATAATGTCAGATGTTGTTAAGGACTCTAATTGGTGGGATTTAGTTCCTCTTGATGAAGTTGAAGGTTCTGAAAAAATAAAACGTTTACAAGCCATTGCTGACTATACCAAAAAGATTACAGAGCAGATGAAATCTGATTACAAGGATTATTACGATTCAAACAACAAATTATTCCAAGATTATATTAAAGCAAAAGTTGCTGGTTTTAAAGAACAATATGATCAGAATATCAGTTTTACTGAAGGATTAGCAAAAGCAGATCGTGATTATACAGCTAAAGCCACAGCCATATTAAATCAATTCACTAATGGACCTTATAAAGACGCCATTTTGGAGCAAGCAAATTTGATGATGCAGGCTGAAATTT